GGAAGACGCAAAATCGATGATGAAGAATTTGAATATCAAAAGCAAAGACTAGACTGGGGATTAACTCCAGATCCACTAGACATCGGCGTATATAAAGATAACATTAAAAACGGGGGAAAGCCATAATGGAACACATAAATGACAATGATCATGTTTTAGATATAGAAGTAAAGAACTCTTCTGATACGTGGACAGATTTTGTTAAATCCTCAACTCCAACAGTTTCTTCAGACCCGTTTGATATTGAAATTGATGAAATCAAAAAACTTCATGGCTTAGGACCCTCATTTAAAAGAAGAGTTTCAAGAGAATTTAGTAAATCATTTACTGGCAAAGACGGAGCTCAAACACAGCAAAACTTAATGGCTCAAGCTATTACTGGATACGCAATGTTTGATTTGGTAATGCCTCCCTTTAACCTTGACTACCTTTCAAAAATTTATGAGCTATCAACATACAACTATTCTGCAATTAATGCAAAAGTTGCAAATATTGTTGGGCTAGGATACAGCTTTACAGAAACAAGAAAGACTAACGAGCTGCTTGATGGAATAACAAGTGCAGAACAATTAGATCGTGCACGTAAAAAGATTAATAGACTTAAGCAAGATGTACAGCTTTGGGTAGACTCCACTAATGACGAAGATACCTTTACAGAAACACTTATAAAAGTTTATACAGATTTAGAAACAACTGGAAATGGATATATTGAAATTGGTAGAACTGTAGCAGGGGACATTGGCTATATTGGGCATATCCCAGCAAAAACAATGCGTGTTCGTAGAATGCGTGATGGATTCATGCAGCTTCTCTATGGAAAGGTTGTATTCTTTAGAAACTTTGGAGATCAAGAAACTCCTAATCCAATCACAGACGGAACAGATAGACCAAACGAAGTTATTCATTTAAAAAAATATACACCAATGAATAATTACTACGGAATTGCAGATATTGCTGCAGCTCAAAATGCTTTAGCTGGTAACGAATTTGCTGGCAAGTATAACCTTGATTATTTTGAAAACAAAGCGGTCCCAAGATATATTATTACAGTTAAAGGAGCAAAACTTTCCCCAGAAGCAGAAAGAAAGCTGCTTGAATTTTTCCAGGTTGGGCTTAAAGGCAAAAATCATAGATCCCTATATATCCCACTTCCAGCTGATACTCCAGACTCAAAGGTTGATTTTAAAATGGAGCCAATTGAGGCTGGCACACAGGAAGGCTCATTTAATATTTATCGACAGGCCAATAGAGACGAAATTCTTTTAGCTCATAGAGTTCCTATTTCAAAAATTGGAATTCCAGCAGGCATAAACCTTGCAGCAGCTAGAGATGCAGATAAAACATTTAGAGAGCAGGTATGTAAGCCAGCTCAGGATATTTTGGCTAAAAAAATTAATAGAATTATTGAAGAAAAAACAGATGCTTTAATAATTAAATTTAATGAACTTACACTTACAGATGAAGATACTCAGTCTAAAATTGATGAAAGATATCTTAGAATGCAGGTAATTACTCCTAATGAAGTTAGAGTAAGAAAAGGCATGGTTCCAATTGACGGCGGAGATGAAGTTGTGGAATTAAAGCCACAAGCAGCAGCAGAGCAATCTGCTCAGGCTGGAAATACCAGAGCAAGAACTCAGGCCAGAGATGCAAATTCACCAGATAAATCTGGAGAAGCCCGTCAACCAAAAGGCGAGGGAAGAGCAACGCCCTAATTATTAGGCAACCACTATTTGCCTTTTTAGATATAAACCCTTAAAATTAAGCATATGAATATTGAAAAGTCTATCTGGTTTTCAGAGGGCGATAACATCGCTCTTTCAGTTCCGTTTACTAAAGTAAACAGAGAAAAAAGAACTGTGTCTGGATTTGCAACATTAGATAATCTAGATCAAACTGGCGATGTAGTAACAGCAGAAGCAAGCGCAAAAGCATTTGAAGGTTTTCGTGGAAACATTAGAGAAATGCACGGGTCGCTTGCTGTTGGCAAAATGATTTCTTTTAAGCCAGAAACATACTACGATTCAATTTCAAAGAATTTTTATAATGGCGTTTATGTAGATGTATATGTTTCAAAGGGTGCACAGGATACCTGGGAAAAAGTTCTTGACGGCACTCTTTCTGGTTTTTCAATTGGCGGAAAAATATTAGAGACAGATAACGAAGTAAATAAGTCAACAGGCGAGTCAGTACGTTTTATTAAAAACTATGAGCTAATAGAGCTATCAATAGTAGATTCACCAGCCAATGAACTATGCAATGTTTTATCAGTGCAAAAGGTTAATGGCCAAATGGTGTTTAAAGGAATTGCAACAAACGTAAAGACAGAAAATATTTTTTATTGTGAAGAAAGTGATTCAGTTTTCATCTCAGAAAACAAGACATTTGACTCACCAATTACAGGAAAACCAGCTGAATTAATTGGATGGGTTGAAAGCTCAGATGTTAATAAAGCAAAAGAAGTAGATAAGATTCTTGATTCTTTTAAGAAATCAAGATTACCGTTAACTGAAAATCAAATGATTGTAAAGCATGTTAACGCAGAAGGAGGTAATAAAATGTCAGATATCCAAAATGACGTGGCAGTTGAAGAGACTGTTGTAGAAAATACAGTTGCTGCTGAAGAGGCACCAGCTGAGGCTCCTGCTGTTGACACAGTAGAAGCTTCTGATGAAACATTGGAGAAGGCAGCCGACGTATCTGAAGTTGAGGTTAATGAACCCGATTTTGCAAAGATGCTTGGCGATCTCAAAGGATTTTTATCAGAAACTCTTGAAAAGTCTGCAGCTGTAAGCGCAGAAAAAGTTGAAGAGATTAAGACATCTGTAGATGCATTTAGCAAGTCAATTGATGCACGTATTACAGATATAGAAAACCAGCACAAGGCTTTAGCGGAGTCATTCGCAGCAACTGTTGATACAGTGCAGAAGCGTGTTGACGCAGTTGAGTCAGAAACTGCAATTAAGAAGTCCTTTGATCTTGGCGGATCACAGGAAGTTGTAAAAAAATCTAAATGGAACGGTTCTTTCCTCGGTTCCGTATCAGAATTAATTAACTAAGGTAGGTGAAATAAACAATGAGTAATGAACTATTAGAAAAGAGCATCGTAGCTGGTACAACAGCTACAGCTACATTCGGTTCAACAACTGGTGGAACAGGAGTCCACACCGCATCAGAAAATGGTAACGGTGGTTTACTAAACCCAGAGCAATCTGCTCGATTCTTAGATTATATGTTCGACGCAACCGTAATAGGCAAGGTCGCACGTACAGTCCGTATGAAAGCAGACACAACAGAGATTGATCGTATGTCAATTGGTGAGAAGCTTGTAAAGCTTGCATCAGAAGGCGACAACACAAACAGCGGAAATGCTGCAGTGACATTCTCAAAGATTTCTTTGACAACAAAGAAGCTTCGTCTTGATTGGGAACTCTCAACAGAGTCTCTAGAAGATAACATCGAAGGTGCAGATCTTGAAGATCATATTGCACGTATGATGGCAACACAGGCAGGTAATGATATTGAAGATCTAGTCCTTAACGGAGATACTTCACTAACTGGAGACCTGCTTTACAAGGCATTTGATGGTGCAGTTAAAAAGGCAAAGGCTGGCGGTCACGTAGTTGATGCAGCTGGTGCGAATATCACTCGTGCAGTATTTAACTCAGCTCTTAAGGCACTTCCACGTAAGTACAAGCAGCGTCGTACAGACCTTCGCTTCCTATCAGGTTCAAACTTGATTCAGGATTACTTATACGCAACATCACAGAACATTCAGAATATTAACCCACAGGACATTGCTTCAGGCATTATCCGTGGAGATGTTCCTGTTCTTGGTGGTCCAGCAGGTTATGTAGCTCCATACGCATTTGGTATTCCAATCGTTGAAGTTCCATTGCTTCCAGAGACACAGACTGGTTCATATTCAGGAGCAGCAGGATCACACGGTGATATCCACTTGACATTCCCAAATAACGTAGTTATTGGTATCAAGCGTGATGTAACTGTTTACCGTTTCTTCTGGCCAAAGAAGGACTCAATCGAGTACACAATGTATACTCGTGTTGGCGTCCAGATTGAACAAGCTGATGCTTGGGTAGTTGTAAAGAACGTCAAGGTTGCTTCATAATTTAGAAATAACCTTAAAGGCCCCCATATTTATATATGGGGGCTTTTCATTTTAATTTACTAATGCTATAATTAATAGACTAGAAAAAGGAGATCTTTATGTCATTTGAGACACTAAAAGTATCAGAATTAAAAAAAGTCGCTGAAGATTTTGGCGTAGACTTAGAAGAGTCTAAAAGTAAAAAAGATATAATTGCAGCATTAGCTGAAGAGGGTGTAAGCTGGGGAGTCTATGAAAAGACCATCCAGAACCTAGAAGAAGCAGAAGATGAAACAATGGAAATTCTTCCAAAGTTTGATCCTAAAAAAGAGCAGCCTAAAGATTCTGTTTTAGTTAGAATGACAAGAGCTAACTTCAGATACGATATTATGGGCCATACTTTTACCAAAGATCATCCTTTTGCAGTAATGAGCGAATCAGATGCTCAAGAAATATTTGACAAGGAGGAAGGTTTTAGATTAGCAACACCTAAAGAAGCACAGGAGTTCTATCACTAAAACCATTTAATAAATGGCAGAAATATATATTGATAACGCATCACCAATAAAAACAAAAATATTTTGGGGCGGAGAAATAACCAATCCAGATGATGCTAATCCAGTATCAGTAACAGTTTGGGATATAACAAAAGACCCAACCATAAACCCTTTGATTAATCCAGAAACACCAATTTTTGAAGGTCAAGCTCAAAAGGTTGAAACTGATGATGGAACCTATCAATTCACATTGCCATTAGTACTATGTAACAGAAGTAAAAATTTAAGAATAAGATGGACCTACTATATTAATGGCTTACAGTCTGGCCATTACACAAATATGAGTATAGTTAAGCCATATGTTAGCTTGGCTGAAGTTTATGAAGATCTGGGCTTTGGAACTGATTACGGAGATCCAAATCATAAAACATATCATGAATTACAGATGGCAGAAAAATATGCTAGAAAAACAATTGAAAATTTTTGTAATCAAGTATTCTATGACTACAATGATTTTCAAATTGTTTATGGAGCTGGAACAAATTTAGTTCCTCTACCATTTAAGTTATTAGAATTACATCAATTATATGAAAATGACATCAAGGTAATTGATACAATTAATTCAATTAATAATTGGTCATACTTGCCTATGCCAGTAGAATCTGGTTTTGGATTAAGAGTAGATGAATCTTCACAAATGGATGGGACAGTTTATGCTGCAAATGGAATGATACCTCCTACAGTAAATGACTGGGGATACGAAGGAGCATTTAAAAAGGATTCTCGTTACCGCATTCAGGGTAAGTATGGATGGAAAGATGTTCCAGACAATGTAGAAGAAGCATGTATTGTTTTAATGAAAGACTTCTTTGCTAAAGATATTGCATGGAAGAATAAATATATTAAAAATATTCAAACATTTGATTGGCAGTTTGAATTTACTGGAGATGCCTATAGGGGTACTGGTAATTTTTATGCTGATCAACTACTTGCCCCATATGTATTAAATGGAATGATTGTTATATAATGTCTGAAATATTTAATGCAGTCCTGGCAATGACAGCCGATGTTTACAGGCAGTCAAATATACAGGATGAAGAAACTGGGCACATTCAGAAAATGTGGACTTATTACAAAACCATAGATTGTTCTGCTAAAGGAGTTATATCTAACTCTACAACTAGAAAAGGTAATGCTCAAATATTTGGAAACACATACGAAGATGTGGAGATGCTTGAAATTAGGACAAAAGAAAAACTAACAATAAAAGAAAAAATAACTAACATTAAAGACAAAGATGGTAATCCTATTTGGACTGAGCTGGACATACCCTACGACACCCCAACAGTATTTGAGGTCATAGGAACTACTCCGCTTACAGACCCATTTGGAACGACACTTGCTTTTAACTCTACAGTTAAAAGATCGGAGAACCAGGTAATTGGCGAATAACGTAGCTTTAATTAATGCCACTTCAAGATTAGAAAGATTTATGGTTGGTGGTAAAAAAGCTGGCATGCTTAAAGAAAGCCTTACCGCACAAATATCTGCAGCAATATTTTATCAATCTACAGTAATATCTAAGCTAGAAACAAATAAAACATTTCATAATACATTTAGTAAAATAGTATTTGATCAAATAGAAAAAGACTTTGGTTCATATATAGATGCACAAGCAAGAACAAAGCCTAAATCTTTACACCATGTTTATGAATGGCAAAAAACTGGAGACATGGATGCAAGATTATTTAAGTTAAATAAACTTCCAACTCAAGGACTTAACATAAGCTTAGTTTTTGAATTTCTTCCATCTAAATCAGCAGTGCCTTCAACTAGAGCTAAAAGAAAATATGTGTTTACAAACAAAGCTAAGATTATGGAAGAAGGAATTCCAGTTGTAGTCTCTCCAAAATTTGCTGAGAGGATCGTATTTGATACTGGGTTAGGATATACTGTATTCATGCCCAAAGGAGCTTCTGTGACCATCAAGAGGCCTGGTGGGGTTGCTGCAAAGCAGTCCTTTGAAATGGCGTATAAAAGATTTTTTACAACAGCCCTAGTAAACGAATCAATAAAAAGATCTGGATTTCAACAAATATTTAGCATGAAGGTTGGTAAGGCGCTTAGCCTTCCAGCACAAATTAAAAAAGTTAAGTATTTATTTTCTCCAGGCGGGTTAGCACTAGAGTCAGAGCTTGCCTTAGACAAAGCATTTGGAGGATTATTATGACAGTAAACTATAAACTAGATGCAATGCTAGAGATAAGAAAATTTTTATGGCAAGAACTTGTGTCAGCTGGCATATTTGATCCAGAGCAGTATGCCTTAGACGGCGGAGGAACAACAAATCCTATATTGCCAGTTCAACAACCAGCAGATATGAATCAGTTATTTAATGGTAAAAAGCATATTATTTATGATAAGATAAATATATCCTATGAAGACAACTGGATGATATGCAATGATCAAATTTTATTTACCATATATTCTACACAGATATCAGAAATCAATGAAATAACTAACTTCATAATTGACCTATTTAGAAGAATGGACGATTCGGCAAAAGACGTTAATGGAAGCCTAGGCATATCCACGGTCTTTAAATTCTTTAGCACATATATAGTAGACATA